GCTTTGTCGCGCTCGACGATGAGCTGGTTCGCCAATGGGAGCGGGAGCAAGTCGGCACCCGATCCCACCGCGAAACCGGAGCTCGCATCGGGCGCACCCTCGAGGAGTGGCGCACGGCCGTATCCCATGGCCGCGCAATACTCGTCGTTCATGCGCTCGCACAAGAGGTGCTGACCATGCACGTTCTTTGAAGCGACCGCCCTTGCCCACTCTTTGGCGAGGTCGTCCATTCCGGGGTTACGAGAGGCCCGAAGGTCCTCGATGTCCTCCCACGAGCGGCCCCGTTCCATGCGCCGGTAGAGTGGCGCCCGAGCATCGCCGACCACCCGGAACTCGCGAGCATAGGCGAGGCTACCGAAGCTCCGGCCCTTCTCGGTGGTGTCCGGCGTGGGCGCTGCTTTGCGCTCTTCGCGAGCTTGTACCGGGGCGGTGCGAGAGCGAGCGCCCTCGACCTGCTCGGCGAATTGCTCGACGACGGCAAGCGCTCGGCCGTTGGTCTGGTCTTGGAGTGAGTTGAGAGCGCGGCCGAGCGTGGCCTGCATTGCCTCGAGCGGATCGGCGGCCGGCGTGGCTTCGTCTTTGATGGTCATATGTTACCCCGTGAGGCGTCTACGAATACCCTCGAGCGCCTCGGTTAGCTCTTCGTTCTGCTTGAGGTTCCACGCCCCGATTTGGGTCGCGAATGCCTCCATAAGCATTTCGATCGTTGGTAGCGTTGGCGCCGGGGTGGTGTCGCTAGGGCCTTGGTCGGGCTCTGCTTCCCGTAGTCGCTCCTCGAGCTCTGTTACCTCGAGCTCTAGGGCGTCGATAATCTCGACCTCTCGGCTCATTGGAGCTTCGTCGAGGTTCCGGGCGATAGAATGCCACATCCATCGCGTGAGGTCATCCGAGGCCGCTTCCGAGCGGCCAATCACGGCCTTTTTGTCTGCGTGGATGCCGACGATGCTGTGCTCGATGGCCTCGGCGGATTCGAAGTAGAGCCCGAAGCGTTTGCGTGGGTTCTTTTCAGAGCGCTCGACGTGAGCTCGATGGCCAGCCGGGAGAGCTCGGCGCTCTTGGTGCTTCTCAGACTCCCACCATAGGGAAGTACCCACAATATCGCCGACGGCGATGGCGTCGACGAGGTCTCGCCGAGCGGCCAATGGCTCACCGTCGCCCGTCAATCTGATTCGGCCGGTGCCTCGGTAGACCTTGGAGCCGCCATGTGTACCCCGGCGGATATTGGTCACCGAGCCGAGATTCGAAATAGCCGTCTTGCCGTGGTCGAGCTGTAGCGGGAGCTTCTCTGGAAAGCGTAGGCCGTCGATGTTGATGATATGACCGTCGGTGGCCTCGCCGTCGGTGGCCATTACCATATCAAACTCGCCGGTATCGGTGTCGATGGCCTGGTCGATCTCTGCGCTACGGCCGTATCGGGTTTGCATCGTCTACTCCTCCACCACCGGCGTCGAGAAACACCGGCAATTAATTCCGTTGTGAGCCGAGAGGCGACCACCGCCCACCGCTACTTTTGGCGCCATGGCCTTTTCGCCGTCTAGGAGCGTGAAGGCGCTTGCTACGTCGACCTGGACGCCGTCGAGTAGGTGGCCCGGCCCGCCGTGGGTATCACGCACCCGATCGTCAAGCGCGGTATTCCATTGCTTCCGAGCGACCACGCCCGACGCTTCGTAGCCGGCGAGCTGGCCGCTTGATATGGCGTGGCCGACCTCGGTGCGTGCGATCGTTCGGGATCGGCTCTTGCTCGCGACCGAATAGACCTTGCGAACTCGAGCCGCCATCTTCTCGGCGTTCTCACCGAGGGCGATACCCTTGGCGAGCGTGGTGCGAATAGACCTCTTCGTCGTCGCGTTGGCGAGTGTGACGAGCTCGGCGCCCTGAGCTCGCATCGTCTTGATAGCCGCCTCATCGAACGAGAGAATCGGTTTATGCTCGAGGCCGAGCAACACGTTCTCGCCGGCTCTCTTGTAGACCTCTTCTCTGATCGGAGTGACGAGAAAGTCGAAGAGCTTCGTAAACTCGACACCCTCGAAGAGCGCATCGACGAAGTCGGCCCGGCCGAAGCCCTCAACGGCCCAAGCTCGGGCGAGGTCCGGCTCTTTGGCGAGAGCGTCGAGCGTGAGGGCGCGTTGCCCGGCGAATACCTTGCGAAGCCCTGAGACCATGCGCGGCACGTTCTGAGACTCGAGCTGTAGAGCTCGGCCCCATGCCCGCGCCGGCGTGAAGTTAGCCGTAATGCGCTTGTGAGCTCGAGCCACGATAAGGGCGCGGCCCTCTTCGGGCTCGAGCTCTTCTGAGTCGTCGTCGGGTTCGTCGTCGGGTTCGGGTTCGTCGGGGTCGTCGCCGGTCTCGAAGGGATTAGCGCCGGGGTCTGAGGTCGAGTCGAATGGGTTTGGCTCGGGGTCGTCGTCTTGGGCGCCATCATAGGGCGTGTCTGCGAATGAACCAACCGGAAGCTCGCCCCACTCCACATCGTCGATGCCCCGATCGGCTCGCACCTGGTTTACGCTACGGACCTTGAGCGAGAGGTCCTGTGCCTCTTCGCGTAGCCGTAGATCCTCGTCCTCTGAGATAAACTCGGTAAACGCGATGCGTGTATCGGTGCCGAAGAGCGGCACCGCTAGTTGGTGCGTGAGGGCGTCGGCAATGAGCCCGGCCTGAGGTTTGATGGTGTGCCTATCGAATACGAGCCGGTTGGTATCGGCGGCCGCTCGGTTGGCGTCGACCACATCGCCGAGAATCGAGCGCGGCACACCGTTGGCCATGAGGAGGTTATTGCGTAGAAACTCCATCATAGCCCGCGCCTCTTCGACGTTGCTTGCGCCGGCGAGCTCTTGCACGTCGAAGCCCGTAGGCGTGAAAGCCGGCAAGCCCTGGTCTTGGCCGCTGCGTCGATTGAAGCGGTTTATCCAGTCGGCGTAGAATGCGTCCTTCTGCTTGGCGTCGGGCGCCATCGCGTCCCCGGTGGCCTTGAGTACGATCTTGGGCGTGGCGTCGTTCTTGTAGTGTTGCCGCACCGTATCCGAGGCGAATGTGCTCGAGTCAAAGTCGCGAGCTTGAGGGCCCACGATGCCCACGCCGGCGAACGGGTCTGCGGGATCTGGGTCGTAAATCCAAACCACCTCGCTCGGGCTGTAGAGCACCTCACCGCCCTGGCCATGGAAGATATAGCCGGACACCGGGAGCGCATCGCTCGCGAGCTTCTCTATGAATCTCGGGCTCATCGGCCAGAGCTCGCGAGCCGCGCCGGCGCCGTTGGTGATGATGAGCCAAAAGGCCTCACCGCTTTGCGTGAGCCAGTAGCTCGTCAGCTTGAGGAGCTGGCGCCTCGAGAGCAGCGGGTTGGGTCGCTCGAGCGGTGCGAGTAGGGGGTGCTCATCGTTATCTTCCCACTCGGTTGTGCCTGCTATGGCCCGCGTTCTCTCTTGTACCTTAAACTCTAGGTCCCCTACTCGGTTGGCGATGGCTCGGGCGGCCGTCGCTTGGATGCCTGTAAAGCCGTCGGTCACGAGCTGCGCGGCGCTGGGTTGCTGCTCGCTGCTCGAGATTCCGGTCCGAAATTGGCCGAACTTGTAGACTGGCGGTGTCATGGCCCGGCCGTGGTCGGTTTCGTCTGAGACCTCGGGCGCTCGCTTGAATCGGTCTAGCCACCCCATTTACGACCACCCCTCGACCGTTTCGAAAACTCGGTCTCGTAGTTTGAGCCCGGCGCCACCGTCGAGCTCGATCTGGATTCGGATGTTTTGGCCGATCTCGATGTCGGCCTGTGTGTCGGGTATCGTCCCACGCCATCCCCAGAACGTCGAAGTCGGCGAGGGCGGACTCTCTGGGGTTCCGAAAGCCGCCATGGTAATCGGTGCGCCGAGTAGAACATGCACCGAGGCGCCGAGCGTCGTCGGAGAGGTGAGGCCGGCCGTAATGGTGATGGTTCCGGCGGCGTGGTCGATCGAAACGATGTCCGAGGTGTGATATGTCCCATCGTCGAGCTCGATGTAGAGCGCATCGCCTACCACGAAAGCGTGGTTCTTTCCCTGCGTATGCTCGACCGAGAGAATCGTTTGAGCGGCGGCTGGGGTGGCGCTAAGCCGCGTGTCTTTTCGATCGTCGAATAGGAGCGCCACACACGTTCCGGTTGTGATTGCTGCTTGGGTACTGTCGTTGATGGTCGCGAGCTCTTCGACGAGCCAATCGGTCTTATACTTCATTGGTTCCCACCCGAGCGAGGCCGGCCCGTTACGGCCGCTCGCGTGCGAAGGGTAGCCGATACGGCGGCCACCGTAGATGGCCTCGACGATACGGCCGGCCTCGAGCGCGAGACACCCAACACGGCGGCCCCGGTCGATGGCCTCGACGATACGGCCGGCCTCGAGCGCGGCACCCCTCGCGGTGGCCCTGAGTCGGTAATTATCCCGGTCCAATCCACATAGAGCTTCGGCCGATGCGCCGGAGTCGAATTGCCGTTCATCTTGAGATATAGGTAAGCCACGTTGTTGATGCCGGCCCACGTTCGGAATAGATGGAAAGCGACCGGGGGGTCGGATAGACCGGATTCGTCGAAGGCTAGTTGGAAATGGGCCGTCATTCCGGCGATCGTCGTATCCGGTGCAACACCTGTTCCGTCGCCGAACGAATGCGTCGTGTCGATCGTCATCGCGGGCATGTTGGCGAGGGTCCCGGCCGGCCCGAGGCCGTCAATCCACACCGCGAGGTTAGACGATGCGCCGCCGGCCCATTCTGCAAACGGCATCGTCGCGTCGGTTGGATAGTTGGCATTACCAAACCCGCCGCCGTCCGACCATATCCCGTCGTCGGCAAGGTTCCCGATCTGCATACCGAAGCCCGTTTGCGCCGGGCGTGATCGGTAGTGAGTGAACTCGAGCATAACGCCGTTGATGGTCGCCCCGGCCGGTATCCCCGTCAGAGGAAAGACGTGGAACGTGGCCCAATAGGTATCGTTGCGCTTGGCCCCGGCGTCGGTCGATCCCATGATCTCGGCGAGTCCGATCTCGAAATTGGTGTTTCCGATCTTCTGCTCTTCGATTTCCGTGTCTAGCTGGTCGTCTGATAGCTGGAATGTCGAGAGCGTCACTCCAAGACCTCACGAGGTGGTAGCGAAGAGTCCCGCTCTAGCTTCGTGTCGGTTTCTCTTTGTCTTGGAGCGTCGAGGCGTCTAATCCGGCTCGGGATTATCTCGCCGAGCTCGAGCGGTGCATGGCTGAGGCCGATTCGCTTGGATGTCTCGAACCACGGCCCAAGATCGACCACCCTCCCGCTGCGTAGATTCGAATCGAAAGCGAGCTCCCACTCCACGATGTCTAGGACGCGGCCGGTTTCTAGCCTGAGGTCGTTGTCGAGGAAATACGAGCAGACGAGGGCGCTTTCGGCGAGCATGTCTCGCGGGTTTCGGGAGCGAGAAGCATAGAGGCCGAAGCCCGTAGCCTCGATCCGTCGCGGTGTTTCCGTCTCAAAGACCATGTTAGAAATTGTGAAGCGACCCCACCCGACGCCGTTACGAATCACACACATGAGCATTAGTGGCTTGAGAGGGTCCACGGTGCCTGGCTTGTCGATCGGAATAGGCCCGCAGAACGTGTCGGAGTTGAAGGCGAGAGGTTTGTCGACCGCCTCGATCCACCGCGCCAATCCTCGACCGTAGTTGATGTCGGCCTGGTTTGATTGCGCTCGAGTGGCGGCCGAAGCGTCGATTATCGTCAGCTCACCGATCGTTACCGGCTTGATTCTCGGGTTCACTATCGGCGCCGCTTTGCGGGTAGAGGTCGTCCCATGATACCCCCGGCGCTAGTGCGAGCTCGGCGTATGCGCCATCGGCGGAGTCGACCTGGTCGTCGTGAGCATCGTCCACTCCCGAGAATTGCTCGAGCTCGCGAAGATGGTCGGTGAGCCAAACACCACGCAAACACCCGACCCGGCCCTGAGAAGCGGCCGAAGCATAGGGCCCGGCTCGTACTGGCTTCGAGCCCGTAGGCCGCTCGAATCGTACCCGATAGCCCTCGAGTGCGCGACCGAGAGCCCGCGCTGCGATCTTGCCGGCGCTGCCTGGCTCGTGTTCTATCACCTGGAGTGTGCCCGGCGGATCGCTCTCGACCACCGCTCGCAGCCGGAGCTCGAGCGGCCCCGGCTCGAGTTGGAAGCGCTCAACGTCCTCTACCAGATAGTCGACCGGGGCGTCGGTGAGCTTGGCCATGAGCGTCCCTACGGTCCAATCGGGGTCTCGGCCTGGCTTGGCCTCGGTGGCCGCGAGGTCCCAATACCGCACCCGGCGCCGCACCTTGCCGGGAATGAAGTCGAAGAGCTGAAACCACTCACGGCGGAATAGCGCACCCGGCGGCCTCACGTCCCAATTACCCTCCATGAGCATGGCCCGCTCGTAGGGGTGAAGCTGCATCAGGCTCTTTTCGTAGTCGTCGGCGTCGAGGTGCGGGTTGTCTCGGATCTTTGACGGCACAAAAGCCCGGCCCGGAGTGACGAAAGCGGCCGTATCCTCGGGCCCGATCTCGTCGGCGTTGACCTTGAATCGTTGCCTAACCCACTCATGGCCCGAGCCGCCGGGGTTCGAAGTCGCTCGCACTCGAATCGGGAGCTTCGAAACCACGGTGCGCCGCTGCCTTGAAAACGCGATGTAGACGTACTGCGCCTCGAGAAATTGCGTGAGCTCGTCAAAGCCCGTGTAATGCCAGCCGCCGCCTTGATAGCTCTCTCGGTCTTTGAGGTGTTGGCAATGGCCGAAGTTGAGCTGAGCGCCACTCGGAAACACCCACCGAGTCGGATAGCCGTCGCGGCTCTCGGCGCCGATGGCCTGGCCTGAGAGCCACTCATTGGCGAGCTCGAGGAGCCCGAGCGCTATTTTGAGCTGTGGAAACGTGCGGCGTAGAATGAGGGCCCGGTATTCTTTGAAGTCGACGAGCTGAAGCGCCGCAAGCAAGAGGTATACGCTCTTCCCACCGCCGGCGGCGCCACCGAATAGGGCTTCTCGCTTCCAATCCATCGAGAGCGCGAGCGCTTGCCGGTGCGTCGGCTCCACCGGTAGCTTGATGGAGGTCGGCCACACAATATCGCCGAGGCGCCATGCCGGGGCGGCACTCACTTCTTGGCCCTCTTCTTGCGTGGCCTCTTCTTGGCGGCCTTCTTCTTGGTTGGCTTGCGGCGCTTGACGAGCCCGAGCTGCTCGGCGATGGCCAGCCGGCGAGCTTCGGTGGTCGGAAGCATCGGCGGCGTTCTCTCATCGGGCGGCGCCATCATATCGGGGCGAGCTTGGGCGCTGAGAATGAGGGCGGCCGAAGCGATAATCTGCTCGAGCTTCGGAGCTCGGGCGGCGAGAATCACCACCCTGAGCGCGATTAGCTCGGCGAATGTGATGCCCGGCGGCAATAGGTCGGCCATGTCGGGGGGGAGCTCGAGTAGAAGCGTCTCGGGTACTTCGTTCTCGAGTATCACATCGAGGGCGGTGCGTAGCTTGGTGGCCACCCGGCGGCCGTTTGAGTAGCCGCCGGGGTTGCCCGTCTCGCCTGGTTTCCATGGGGGGTGGAGGTTCTCGGGGTGTGGCTTTGGCGTTGGGTTGGGCATGATGTTTATCCGGTGCTTTGCCCGGTGCTTGTGACCGTATCTGACACAAGAGCGAGGGCTCGCTCGACCGTGTAGACCACCTCGAGCGGCCCACCGCGCCACTCGGCGAGGAGCTCTCTTTGTGAGTCGCGTAATGAGCCGCCCTTGCTCTTGCACTCGATGAGAAAGGTTCGGCCCCGGTAGCCGACGATGAGGTCGGGGTGGTCGGATAATACCACCGTGGCGCCGATGCGACGTAGGGCCGCTACGATGGAGGGCTCGCTACGGTCTCGCTGCTTAGCCCACCTGGCGGCCACCTCACCGCTCCCCATGAGCGCTTAAACGGCCGAATGCCAACACCTCTTGTTGCATCCGTTTCGCGGCGATCTCGCAATACTTCTCTTCGATTTCGATACCGATGGCTTTGCGGCCAAGATCCTTTGCGGCTCTGAGCGTAGTACCGCTGCCCATGAATGGGTCAAGGATTACGTCTGTCGAATCGGGCGACACACGAGCCACAACACGGGACCATTCGTCCTCGTTCTTTGGGCATGGGTGGCCGCGTTCCGCCTTGTATGAGCGCCGTTTGATTGTCCACGAATCTGGGCGGCAACCTCTACCACGCGAAAGATAAGGGTCTTTTCCGTAGGCGAAAAGCATCGTCCACGTACAGAATCCCCACGAACTTCGTCCCTCTCCGGCTGGTTTGATCGACGCGAGAACCCACGTCGGCGCTGGATAGAATCCAGTTGAGGCTATACCTGGAGAAAGAATCACACAATGGGCCGCATCCATGAGCATCGGCATGATCTCGGCGATGAGCTGCCCGACATTCTCGGGAGTGTCGTCGAATGATAAGTACGGCATGCCGATTCCGAACGGCGGATCTGTCACCACGGCATCGACCTTCGACAGCGTCGGCAATATATCGCGACAGTCGCCATGGTATATCGTGACCGCATCGTCTTCGTAGTACGGCGCAAGCAGGCTCATCGACCCCACACCCGCCCCACATCGCCCTCGAGCTTTCGAATCGTCTCGGCCTGGCGAGCCACCGTGTCGCGTAACTTGGCGACCTCTCGCTCGAGCTGATTGGCGCGAGTCTGCTCGATGGCCCACCGCTCTTTATGGCTGAAACCTCCCGAGGCGCCCGTGGTTCCGGTTTCCTGCTTCTTTTCCATGCTCTTTTCCTTCTGGTTCTGGTCCCGTGTCGGTTGGTGAGTCGCTGCGCGCCTCAGTCTCGAGTCGTCGGGCCCTTGAAGTGGGCCCACTCATCGAGCCAACCGGAAAGGGAAGAGAGACCGCCTACGCTCTGCTCCGGCTCACTGTACGAAGCTATAATGAGCAAGAGGGCTCGGCGTCAATAGGGTTTGCGAGAGACAGAGCATTATGGAGCAAATGGGCGATAAACAGAGCTATGAAACCGCCTCGGCGCCGGCCGCTTGCGCTTCCGTTACGGTTTCCATGAGCCGCCATCGGTGCCGCTGCCTCACGCCAAGCGCCTTGGCGAGCTTCACGAGCGTGAAGTCTTGAGGCGGCCGCTTTTGGAGCTCGATCGCGCAAATGGTTGTAAAGCTCATGCCGGACCGAGCCGCGAGCGCTTCCTGGCTGTAGCCGAGCTCGAGCCGGCGTCGTTTTAATTCGATCAAGTCGTTTCCCCCTTGCGGCGTTATAGCGTCTGTGCCAATTAGATAGGGCCCTGCGTCGGGGCTACGCTATAGGACCCACCATTAAAACGAAAGAGAGCGCGACAATATGGCCCGAAGAATGTCTGAGATAAACAAAAAGACCGGGAAGTATTTCAAAACTCCCGACCTCGAGGAGCTCACCGGGAGGCCTTGGCAAACGGCTCGAATCAATGTGACTATTACGAGAGCCTACGAGGGCGCCTACGCTGCGTCGTCGAATGGCCCCGAGGAGCCGGCCTTTTTCATCGAGCTGGCCGGCATCGCAAAGCCGATGGGCGTCAACTACACCAACCGGTGTGTGCTCGAGCAAATGCTTGGCAGCGATGCCGAGTGGGATTCGGCGTGGCTCGCTGGGCTTCGGCTCACGATCTCGGCTCACATGACCAATAACGGCAAGGTCGGGCTCAAACTCGACCCGGTGGCCGACACCGCGCAAGCCGAGTCGGCGGCCGCTCGGGCGAAGATCGAGGCGACCATGCGAGAGCGTGGCGAACAGCCCCGGCGGCCGGCGTACCGTGAGGCGCCGCGTGGGCCCCGTAGCGAGACCATCGCACCCGAGGCCCTCAACGGCTCACCCCCTGAGAGCGCGACCGAGTGGGGCGACCCTGTGAGGTCTCACGAGCCGATCGAGCCGGCGGATAGGTTCCCCGACGACGACCCCGGCCCGATGGAGGTTCGATAGTGGCCGGCCTCGCCTCCGAGATTAGCGAGCTCGAGGAGTCACTCGCCGAGGCCTTGCTCGAGGTAGAGCGGCTCACGAGCGAGGTGCTCTCTTTGAAACAAGCCGTCGAGGAGCTCCAATCGGTGGCCGGTGGCTACCACCGGCGCGAGCAGACTCGCGAATAGGGCCGATGGGTAGGTGGCCTCGGCACGGTGCCGGGGTCGCCTGCTCGTCATTCTTGAGGTGACTATGCGACACCAGAACAAGACCCGAGAGCGGATTCTCGACCATGCCGAGAAGCTCGAGGCCGAGCGCGAGCGGTTAGACGAACAGTGCCGAAGACTCCACGGCGAGAATCGGCGGCTCCGAGCCAAGCTCGCGGTGGCCGAGGCCGCTCTACGAGCGTCCAATCCCGCCGCGTTTACAGCTTGCGCCGATTGTGGCGAGACCGGCGAACTTACGGGACACATGACGTGTCAATATCCACAAGACCGATAGAGGGCCGACCATGAGTAAACCGGTAATGCGGTTCCCTTGGTTGCCGTTTGGCTTTGCCGTCACGGTCTGGCTCGCGCTTGGCTACCTCTACTCGATCGTCTGAGTCGGGGCGTGAGGGCCAGCACGAGGCCGCCGAGGGCGAGCGCTATGGGTAGGGCCGGCTCGGGTACGGGTTGGCATTCTGGGTTAGATGAGCCCTCCACCACCTCGCTCGATACCCCGGCCTCGGTGTAGTGCCGGAGCGCTACGAAAACGCACGGCGTGAGCACCTGGTCGGCGGTGAGGTAGGTCCCGCACGGCCCGAGCCGCACGTTGACCGGCTCGAAGCTCGTAGGTCTGAGGTGGACCTCCCAACCGAGCTCGAGGCCGCAAACGGTAGCGAGCGGCACCGGCGCCGGCGCTGGGCACTCGGGAAGGGTCGCGAAGAGCGCCGCGAAGTCAATCGGCATCGTTGACGGCGGCCGGCCAACAGTAGCCAATCAGCCGGCGGTAGTGCGGGAGGTCGTGGCCGGCGGATTGCGCGGCCTCGAGCCGGGCGGCGTCCCCCTTTGAGGGCTCGGGGCAGCTATGTTGCGTCGGTAGGGTGGCTTCGGCGGTGCAACACCCGAACGGCGTCAGACTCGTCAGGGATAGGGCTAAGCAGAGCCACAATCTCGCCCTCGAGCTCGAGCGCTTCTCGGCGTAGCTCTTCGACCACCGCGCCGAGGGCGCCAAGGTCTTGCGCGTTGGCTGCATTGGCTCGACCGTAGCCGACGGCGTAGCCTATCGCGAGGCCCACCGGGAAGAGCGCCACGAGGGCCAAGGTCAAGCGATAGGCTCTGCGGTGAGCTTCCTTAGAAACGCGATTAGCGCACCGAGGCCCATTCCGATTGGCCCGATCCACTCGGCCGGAAGCGGTGAGGTCGCGAGCGCCGTCTGGATCGTTCCGAGTAAGCCGACGCTAATCCCGAGCCACATCGTCTTTGATTTATACCAATCCTTCATGTCAAACCCCCCCCTTGATGAAGCTCGCTCCAATCGGCCGGAATTGGCCCCGGCGCGAGCCCTTGAATGTGTAAATGAATGCCGCCGCCCTTGTCGACCGTGTGGACGACGTACCAAAGCCCGAGCTCGAAAGCGGTTGTGGCCATCGCCTGGAGCTCATGGTGCGTCGGTGCGGCGTAGTCGTCGGCCATGCACGGGAGAATTGCGTGTTTGCTTCGGGCATCGCCACCCACCGCGATATTGTGTGTCGGCGAGCGGTAGCCCGAGGTGTGCCAACAGCCTGGATGTCTGGTCTCGAGCTCGCGCTTGGCGGCGTCGTATTCGGCCGGCGAGAGCGGCCGGCGTCGGTCGTTTACCATAGGTCTGCGCCGGTGATATGCTTGCCGATCTTCCCGATACCGACCTCGAGCCGCCTCATTCTAACTTCGGTGTCTGCTCTGAAGTCGGTGAGCTCTTGCTCGATGCGGCCCTGGCGGTTGCTCGTCTTGAGGGCCCACCCGGCAAGAGCGCTGCTAACCAATCCCACCGCGGTGTGAATCTCTATCATCCATCCACCTGCCTCTTGCTCGGCCACAACTACACCACCTCTTCAAGCACGAGCTCGATCGCGGGCGCATCGAACGGAAACAGCACCTCGAGCACGCGGCACTTGATAACCCCGGCTTGCCACGGCGGCACGAAGTCGAGAATGTCGCCGGCCTCTAGATCATAGCCGAAACGGTAGTCGGTTCTGAGTGTGAAGCGCTTGGCCGTGCCGCGAAGGGTTTCGGCCACGTAATACGACCACACCTCGATCGCGCTCGCGAGGTCGGGCACAAGCAGGAACGGCATCGGGTCGGTTGGGCGCACACCCACGAGCGCTTGCTGCGCGGTGATGGTGGCGGTGGCGACCCTCGCCGATATGTCGTTGGTCGTTGCGTTGGCTTGGATGAGCGCCCGATAGCCCTCGAGGTCGGTGTCGGAAAGGTCGTTTCGAAAGTCGTATACCGCCATGAAGTCGGTTGTTCGTTCGTCGAGCTGGCGGCTACGTGTGATGAGGCCACGGTAGTTAGTGCCGAGACTCCGGGCGGCCGCCGTGAATGCGAAGGTCGTGAGGGCGTTGTAGGCCTTGACCACCGAGCCCGAGGCGCCCTCGCCCATTATGAAGTTGGTCCGGCTCTCGAGGCCGATTCTGGCCAGCACGTCGCCGAGTGTGGCGCCCGCGTTGCGTAGGTCGCCGGCGAAGTTAACAGCGGGTAGGTTCGTTCTGGCCGTCGCGAAGGTAGCCACGTCGGCGGATAGACCCGCGTTTTCCTCTATCACCCATTTGGCCACGTCGATCGGGTTGGTCGGATGCGTCCTCGCTTCGAACGAAAGATTTCGAAAGCCCATCTGACCGCCGTAGATAGCCTGTTCAGCCGTCCAAGCAAGATTAACTTGGACGATGTCTGTTACGTCGAGCGATCCCACCGCCGAGCGGATTTGCGTACCGGTTCCCGATGAATCAAACACGAACTCATGCCACTGAGCATCGTCGTGGAAACACGATCGAGGCCATTGCCAAAAGATATTATTTCCACCCGAGTCAGATAGCGCGATGAGAAAGAAGTCGACCGCCTGAGAGGCGATTGCATACATGCCGGGAAAGATTTTATACTCGAACTTCATTCGTGACCCGCTCACATCAGCGACAACAGCCTTAAACCCACTCCGTATGAACCCGGTGCCGTTTCCGTTGATCTGGAAACCGTCGGCCGGACCTGGTGCTATGCTTGTGATAGTACAACTATCCGGTGTCCATCCTGTTGCGTCGTCAAACTCGGTCCTCGGTGTTTCCGTTCCGAGCGTGGCGACCCCGATTAGGTCGGCGTATAGGTCGACGTTAAAACCGATTTCCTGGGCGCCCGTTGTTATTGCGGCGAATGTCTGCACGATCACCGCCGCCGGTGTCTCCATCTCGAGCACGATCGACGATATGTCAACCTCGAACCAAGTATTGGGATTCGACCCGCCGGTGCCGATCCCTAGCCCGATTTCAATATGTGGCTGAAACTCAGAGAATCCGGCTACCCCGTTCGAAGCATCGCCGACCACCGTACCGACGGGACAATTCGTCCAAGCGGTTGCGGCGCCAACCACGGTATCAGAAACGAATATCGGGCTAAGCTGGAAGCTATGGCTGGAGTCTGCATTAAGGAAATCGTCGGTAAACATGAACTTTCCGACGGTCGTGTTTATGCTGTTCGTGTGTATCACGTAGTTAAAGACGGCCCGGTATCTCGTCACCGTTGAGCCAATCGACGCTAGATCCCCGTCGAGCCAGAATATGAAGCCCCGTTCATCGACCGTAGTATTTCGAATCGCTTTGTATAAACTTCCGCTGAGAAACATGTCGGTGTCGATGGATATGACCGGCTCGATCCACGTCGTATTGCGCGTCGGGGTGTCGCTGAGCACCGTCGGCGGCCCACCTGCGTACGCCGGTTGCTGAGTGACCTTGGCCTCGTTGTTGAGAAGCCGTATCACGTTGGCCCAAAGCTGCGCCGTAAACGAAACCACGCCGAGCTCGTAGCCTGGATCGAGCACGGGGTCGGATTGCTGAAAGCCGTACCACCCGTTCGGAATAAACAAGAGCTCCCCGCTCGATGGGCTCTTCGCGTAGAGCCGGTCTAATCCGATAGTCGGCACTCCCGAGGTCACAAACCGAGCCGATTCTATCTCCTCGATGAGCACCTGGCCGGATTTGTGCGCCACCGAGGTTGTTAGGGTGGTTCCCGATGATTGGCCGCGCCCGATTATGTCGAGCACGTTCTGGCTCACCTTGGTTGCGGTTAGCTTCTCGGTGCCGATCCATAAATTAAGCACCGCCGGATCGGCCGCGAAGCCGGACGCATCCGATACGAGCACGTATCCGAGCTGCGCCGGGGCGAGGTCTGTAATCAAGGTCGTCACCCAACCGACCTGGCGCTGTACGAGCGGCACGCGCTTTGCGCTCCCGATCGGTAGCGGGTAGAGCTTTCCGAGGTCCTTCTCGCTCACCTCGGTAGCCGCGAGGGCTTGGCCGAAGTTAATCGGCGGCTCCACCGAGTCGGCCACGAGCTGGAACGTCGTAGCCTCGGCGGCGTATTCTGGGATCTGCGTTACCTCGCCCCGAAACCTCACGATGTGGTCGGCCGTGGTGGCGCTCTGGTCGATCCAAGACCCGTCGCTCGAGTCTTGCCAATCGAGCAAGAGTGTGGCGACCTCGATCTTCGCGCCTACTAGATTGGCCTCGGTGAGTAGCCACCATATATTTAGCGTTCCCCACTCGTCGGCGGCGAAGTTGACGCGAAGGCCGTCACGGGTCGAGAGCTCGGCGTCGGTTGGAATATGCGAGAAGCCGCGAGCGAGCGGCCCCACGCTTTCGACGAAGCCTCGCCAATGGTTGACGGTGGCCCCGTCCCACCGATAGAGGAGCGGGAGCGTGGCGAAGTAAAGCACCTCGTCGACCGTCTTTGCCGCGTGGTCGGTATAGGTCTCGATTCGCACGAGCGTTACGCTTTGAGGCGTGGCCGAATAGGCCTTTTTCTTCTGGGCATCGGTGAGGGAAAGCACCCTCTAGCTCGTCTGCTCGGTCATCGAGAGCCGCACCGAGTAATGGATGCCCGAGCGCGGCACCACGTTCTCTTGCGCTCTACTACCCTCGGCGTCGAGCTTGACCAAGTAGGGCCCGGGGTCGGTGGAGTCCGGCGGCCAATACCAAAACGGCGTGGTACGGCCGAGCCGTAGCACCTCTTCGAGAATGTCCCAATCGGCCGAGCCCGGCTCGACGTAGCGAATCCCGAGCGTGAATTGCTTCCGGGGTGGCGTGAGCTCGAGGGCTACGTCGCGGCCGCCGATAACGTCGGTGGCCACGTTCCGTGTGTAATCCTGCTTGAATAACGGTTGCACGTCGGCGGCCGAGAGCGCCACCCGCTCGCCGAGCCAGAGCTCGCCTAGACTGAAAACGTCGGCGGCGATCGACCCCGGAGCGCGTAGCAGCCAGAATAGCTCGGTCGTTGTCGGGGTGGCCATCGCCTGGTCAATCACACCGGCGCCGGTGATTGGGTTTATGTCGAATTGCGTGATGGCCGACGCGAAACCGATGTTGTCGTCTGAAAATAGCTGTAGCCGGTAGGTGTCGTATGTATGGCCGGCCGGTATCACACACCGGTTGACGATGAACGTCGTAAACACCGCCGAGAAGTCGACGATAAACCCTGCGTCGGGACCGCTTGCGGTGTATTGCGCGAGCTCGCCCTGCCTCGAATCGCCGAGCGCTCGTTTCGAATCGTCTGATAGGCCGGTTGCGGCCACGAGCGAGAAGGCCGAGAGCGCGAGCTCGCTCAACGGATGGGCGACCATGAAGGCCGGTTGCGTATAGGCCATGACTAGCCAATCCTCTCGAGTCGCCCGTTGACCCTCGTTCCACCGAGTACCGTTTGGCGCTTGTCTAGCTTGTTTCCGAAGGATCTCGAGGCCGTCGAGCTCGAGCTCGAGCGGAGTGGCGAGGCGTTGTTGGCCGTGGTGAGCCGAGAGGTGGCTACGGTAGCCGAGTCGATTGCGCCGGCGTAGTTGGTGGCCTGCGTTGCGGCCTCATCGAAGCCCGAGCCGAGCTCGCCGAGCGCTTCGGTGCCGTCCCTAAAGCCGGCCGCCAGCTCTTGATCTGCGACCATAACAGCCCGCGTGATGGCCTCGAAGTCGTTTCGCGTGATGAGGCCCTCGCGGAGTCGGTCGTTTGATTCGTCGAGAAGCGCGTTGTTCTTCTCGATCGCGGCGTTGACCTCGTCCTCGAGTACGACGCCGAGCAGCTTGACCGATTCTAGAAATGCGTTCTCGGCCTCTTGCACACCCGAGAATGCCGCCACCTGCTCGTTTAAAGAGGCCACCGTAGCCTTGATGGCCTGAGCTATGAAGGCCTCACCGTCGGCCACGAGCTTGGCCTTGGCGGCCGATTCGTCGCGTTGTGCGTTAAGGATCTTGGTGGCCGCTGCGGTGTCGGCGAGAATGTCCTTTTCTGATTTCAATAGGTGAAGGAATTGCCCGAGCGCCACGGTGTTGTCGATGAGCTGAGCGGTGTTGACTATCGCGACCTCTTTCAGCTCACTAAAGAAAGCTACGAGGTTCGAGCCGCTCGTCGCGGCCGCTGCCTCTTGAATCGAGGCCGTCCACCGATTGAGTGACGCCACCACGCCGGCGTCGGTTTGGCCCTCGCCGAGCGCTTCGTTTAGGTCGCCCATCGCGCTCGCGTTGCGGGTGATTGCGGCCGTGTATGTGTCGATCTGGCCGGCGGCCGCGCCGGTGAACTTCTGATTGATAAACTCGATCCCTTGGCCGGCGAGTGTGCCGGCCTCTTGCATACCGCGAAGCTCGGGTATCAGCTCACCGAGCTCGCCCGATAGGCCGCCGATCGTCTTTCCTACGTTCCGGGCGGCGTTCTCGAGTGTGATACCGAAAGCGGCCGAGAGGTTGACGGCGGCCTCGGTGGCTACGGCGAGGCGCTCGGGAGCGACACCCATTTCGGCCAGGAGGGCTTGTGTTGATATGATAACTTCGTCGCCGGCTTGGCCGAGCTTCTGAAGCTCGGCCGCTTGAGCCTGTAGCGCTTTCGAATACGCCTCGACCGACCCGGTACGGCCGAGGGCGATGTTGAGCTTGGTGACGGCCTTCTCTTGGACCCCGGCGGCCACGGCGGCGTCGTTGAGAATCCGCACGAACTTCCGCACCACGAGCCCGACGCCTACGAATGCAGCCCCTATCGCGAGGGCGCTCTTCTTGAGGCTCGCGAACTTCCCTTCGATCTTGTCGGTCTTATCAGAGGCTTCATCCTTGACCCTGAATATGACCCTCTGAACGTAGTCGGCCAACGCCATCGCGTAGCGCTCCTCTATAGGTAGACGAGCTCGAATTCACTGTTGGCGGTGGCGCCTCGAGCCGTTAGCTCGACGTTCCAAGCGTCGGAGCTCCCGAGCGGGTCGGCCTTCTCGAGCTTGGTTAGCTCCGGGGTTGGCATCGTTATCCGGTAGGCGTTGGCCGTCTGGGCTGCCCCGGCTGGGGTGCCTACCGTGAACGTCAACGGGTCGGCGTTGGCTATTAGATCCTCGCCGAGCTGGTCGAGCTCGTAGAGCACCTCGGCGGCCGCCGAGTCAATCACACCGGTGGCTACGATGGTGCGATCGGTTTGGCGTGGTGCAAAGCCGGTGAGAGAATTGGAGCTCGGCACGTTGTCTTGTGCGTTGTCGATCGTAATGCTGAGCTCCGAGAAGCCGAGCGCCCGCGTCGTCGGCGCACTCGGGCCCCACGTGAAAGCGACGTTGACCACGGCCGGCGCCGAGAGGGTCGATTGGTTTCCGTATTGGAACGGTTCCGCCGGCCATGAGCCCGCCTCGTCGTACGACTCAAAGACACCACCGAGCGCGACCTCGAGCGAGGCCGGCTCGCCGGGCGTGAAGTTGAAGGTTCCCGAAGCGGCCTCGAGGTCCATAGCTCGGATTCGGCCGCCGTTATTGGATGCGTTGCCGAAATAGAAGTCGGCCGTGATGAGGCCCACCGAGGCCGGTTTATATCGCCACGTCGCACCGTTAGCAGCTCCGGTGAGCCCGATCGAGCGTAGCAAGGCCGCCACGCCAAGATCGGGGCGGAACTCGACCGCTAACGGGGTAGATGTTGTAAAGCCGTTCCCTTTGAGCGGGATTGTGATGGAGGCCGAGTCGATTGCATAGGACACGAAGTTGGCGAAATTTCTTGTAAAGCTCCCGGTGGCCGGCGCCTTCTCACTCGAATTTTTGGCGAAGCCGAACGAAATACCGCTCGACCCGACACCGGCGTCGGGGTCGCCGAGCACGGCGCCGTCGGCGATATTGTTGATTGCACCGCCGGTGCCCGAGCCGGCGCCGATTGCTACGCCGGGCTCGATGGTGCCTCGCACCGCTTGATTGATAAACGCGGCGCCAAGCAAGAACGGCACTTCGGTTGTGGCCATGGTTCTACTCCTCGAGCGCCATGTTGGCGCTCACTGTAAATGTAATGCAAAGCCCCACCCGCTCGGGGTCGCCTGTAATCTCGATCTCCGGCGTCGGCGAGGCCCTCACGGCCGCGAGTGCCGACCACCATCCCGGCGCCGTATAGGTCTCGAGGTTAGCATTGACGGCCGTCTCGAGGGCTACGAAGCTCGCGGCCGAGGCGTCGGCGGCTCTTTGAGTGAGTTGGAGCTCGGCCGTCGCGAAGCGCATCGTGGCATTGGAACTCGGGTTCGTTATGACCGTGTCGGCCACTCGTACCCGGCCGGCGAGACTCGTGCCCACAAGTACCGAGGGCTTTGACCATGAGGCCTCGGCGGCGCCACCGAGCGCGGCTCGCACCTGGTCGGCGAGGTCTTCGGCGGTGGCCATCCTACTCGACCCTCTCGATCGTTACGTCTGCTTGCATGGTCCGATGTGGCGCGTCGTGAGCCTCGCCCCATGCCGTCGTCGAAACGTAGGCGTCTGTTACGCCGGTGTGCGTGTCGCCGAGCTGAGGGTCGGCAATGAGCGCGGCGCGGAACGTGGCCCACTCGGTGAATACGTCGCCTCGGGCGATGAGCTTCGACCAATAGACCGTGAGCCGGTAGTTTTCGGCGATCTCGCTTTGTCCGAACTCGATGCGAGTGGCCGAGGCGTCGGTTTGGCGCACCGAGGCGAAGCGGGTAGAGCCCTCGAGCACCGGCACCGGTTTCGGGCCAATGGTGGCCTCGAGGCCGAGAATCGCCTTCGAGAGCATGTCGGCGAGCGCTTGCTCGATGCCGGATTGTAGGCTCACGGTTTCTGACCTGCTCGAAGCCGCTCGAGAGCCCGGCGAAAGTACTTCGGCGCCTTCGTTTTCACCACGAAGACGGCGGCCGGCTCGAAGTAGGGGCGGCGCTTAAACGGCCGGATGCCTTGCTCGTGTACGGCGGCATATTCCATGCGAGAGCCTACGATCTGGCGAGTCGGCCCACCGCTCGGGTCTACGGCAATGGAATTAGTCAAGTCGCCCGAGCGCCATGTGAGCTTATTCGGGAGCGCCTTGGCGGTGAGTGGCCGGCCTCGAACGATGCGATTTAGCTTGGCGTCGGCGGCCGTCGCGTTGGCTATTTTCTCGAGTACGACGGCCGAAACGCTCGCCTGGGTTCTGGGATCGAGGCCCTCGAGAAACCGGCGGATCTCCTTCGAGTCGGCCACGTTGAATTGCACACCTTGGATGGCCACTACGCGAAGCTCTGATATTTCGAAAGCACCATGGTCGCAAAGGGAAGTTGACGCACGGTCTGTGCGAAGTATTCGGCCGAGCCGGTGTCGCCGTTGGCCTGGCCTGAGAGCCCGAGCCGCGCCGAGCCGACCCCGAGAGCGCTCTGCTTGACCATGAAGGCGCACACCTCGGTTGAGGCTAGCTCGAGGTCTGAGGGCACCTCGCCGGTCGTGGTGTAGTCGATTGCGATATTCCGGCGCCCGAGTAGCCACTCGGCCGAGACCCCGCCGGCCAGCCGGTAGAGAATCCGCTCGTCGACGAGTTGGTAATCGGTTGGCGCCAGCGTGGTGCCGGCCTCGCGCACCGCTTCAATCGAGGCCGCCGGTTTGCGTAGAACAAGCGCCGAGCTTGGCGGCCACGAGTGGAGCTCGCCAGTAATGACGGCGCCGTCGAAGTCGTGGCCCACGAGCGTCGAGAGCATGGCCGAAACGGCGCCGATAATGCTTGCGATTGAAGCATCGTCGGCGCCGCTCGTAATGCCGGCATACTCTTTGACGAGCGCCGAGGTGGTGAAGTCGGCCACCGCCTAGGCCTTGCCTTTTCCCTTCGCCCTCGGCTCGGGCATTGCCTCGGCCTTGGGCTCGGGTTGGGCTGGGGTTGCGAGGGCGGCGTACTTCTCGAGCCATGCCGATACAGCCGGCGGCACCTTACCGCCGGCGGCCTTGCACTTCTCGAGCATCGGCGCCAAGCGAGCCCACGCACGGCTCGGCGTGGTCTCGTCGCCGATAATCGTTTGCAGCTTCCGCTCGTAGCTCGAAGCGTCCATGCGTCGCCCTCTCTCGTCTAGTAGACGGTCTTGCGCCAAGAGTTGTTGACGTTGATTGCCGAGGTCGGTATCAGCCGGCCGTCGATGCGCTCGTCGACCACCCACGTCGTAAGCCCGGTGGTGACGGCCCGATCGGCATCCACCCGGATTCCGGCACGGTTGCCGAGCGCGTACCACATCGGATCTCCGAAGTAGACCACATCGTCGGCCACCGGCACTTCATAGATGGGCTTGTTGAGAATCATACCCA